GAGGGCAAGGAAGAACGGTCCGTCCGCGTCGACATAATGGCCCCGGACGGGCCCGCGTCCCGCGCTAGCGTCTCCGCGATCGCGGCAGACGCACGCGAGCGGTTCTCGCAAAGCGCGGTTCTCTGGATAGAATCGCCCGTCAACGCGTTCATGGTCGACGGGCCCACGACGTTTCAACTCTAATCCCATGTCGAACCCGATCGTAACGCTACTCTCCCGCCTGCCGCACGTGCACGCGATCCGTCCCGCGATCATGCGGGCCGGGAACGCGGTCCTGCGCGGAGCGGAATACGAAGAGACGTTGGCCACGCCCGAGGGATCGGAGGCCTACCGCAAGGGCGAGCGAGAATACTTGCGTCGGATGTTCTACGCGTACGGCCCGATTCCCGCGGTCCTGCGCCACCGGCGCGCCGATGCCCTTTCCATCCCGGACGGGCGGGTTCTCTGGATCGCGTTCCACATGCAGACGCCCGAGAGACTCCGCCCGGAGGCTTTCCAATATCACCCGTTAGACGTCCGCGGGCGTCCCCTCCCGTCCGTGGGGTTCACGTGGGACCCGCACCCGGGCCGAACCGACGGGCGACCGCTCCGCCTGTCCCGCGCGGAGTTCCACTACCTGTAATCCGGCTCAAGCCTCCGCCCGCAGCGCTCGATACACTTCCCAGAAAGGAAAAGCTAACCATGCCCCGTTTCGTCTGCCCGTCCTACGTCACCGTATCCATCGACGCCCGCAGCAACGATCCCGCGCCCGTCAAGGGGTTCGGCCCGCGCTCGCGGACCGGCTCCCTGTCGGCATCGTTCATGATCCGGGACAACGGGGACGTCGCCCCGTTCGTCCGCGTCGACATGATCGCCAGCGCGGACGGTGCGTCCACCGTCGCCCGGGTCATCGACACTGCGACCGGGACCATCATCCACGAAAGGACGGTGGTCCAATGAGCCGGCGCCGGTCCACCATCCCGGAGGGCGAATACGCTACGTTCCGGGACGCGTTCGCGGCGGGACTCCGCCTGCCGGACAGTTGCACGTTCGGACGGTTCGAGAAATGGGCGGACGATCCGAGCGAAATGGCTTGGTTCCGCTACTCCGAGGGAGACTCGGAGAAGGGCAACGTCCCGCACGAGCGCGCGGATTACTTCACGGTGGACGCGGCCGCGTCATGCGAGGCGAACGGGGAAAGCGAGCGTATCCTCGGGGAATCGAATCGGGAAGCGCTCCGGACCGAATGCGGGGACCCGGACGCTACGCTGCGGGAGTTTCGGGGACCATACGGTTCCGTTACCCCAATGGTCCTCATGTCCGCCCCGTGGGACCCGAACCTTTTCGAGATGATCGCGGGACTCGACGACTACCCGCTAGCGGACGAGGAAGACTTCTCCCGCCGCGAATGGGAAGCGTGCGAAGAGCAGTGGAACGATTGGGGCCGGCGGGACTTCCTGCGCGCGCTCCGGATGGACGTCCACGGGTTGGATGCGGACATGGACGCGGGATCGGACGCGGACCGGGAGGCCTTCTCCGCCGTAATGGAGCGCGGATCGTCCCCGGACGACATGGACCCGGAGCGCGCGGCGGATGGATACTCGCTCGCCGACGCGATCGCGGCAGGCATCGCCCGGCGGGAGTCCGACGGGACGCCCGCGGTGGACGTCCTGCGCGCGGAGGGCATGGACGCGGAGCGCGCGGCCCGCGCCCTCGGATGGATCGACGGGGACGACATGGACCTACCGGAAGCGCTCGCGATCGTCCGCGCGCGCATGATCGCCAAGGGCAACCCGCCGCTGCCGTTCAAAGAGGCTACCGCATGATGCCGAAACGCTACCGCCGGAGGCGCCTGCCGATGCCCTCGGGCCCGGCCCGCGCCGTGGCGATGATCGGGACCGCGCTCGCGTGGATCGTCGTCGGGATCATCGTCCTAGGCCTTTGGTCCGGGATGATCCGGGCGACGAAGGGCGAGCGATACCAAAGCGCCGGAGTCCTGAAGTAGGACTCCGCGCTTTCCGCTCAAGCCTCCGCCCTCCGCGTCCGATATCCTCCCCATGAACGCGACGCACGCTACGCGGCCCATCCTGTCCGGTCGGATGTTCCTCGGTTCCGAGTCCATCGAACCCGCGCAGACGGTCCGCCCGGCGCCGCTCGCGTTCGTCGCGTCCTACGCGGACGCGTCCTACGTCAAGGCGGAGAACGCCCGGCCGCTGCGCGCGGTCGCCACGGTGACCCTGAAGGATTGAAACCATGGAACGCACCATCGTCCTACCGTCCGTCCCGCCGGCCCGCGAAACGCAAGCGCTCCGGCTCCGCCCGTGGTCCATCCGGCCGCGGAAGTTCCCGCCATGCACGTGCGAAGTCTGCAAGGCGGAGCGCGCGCGCGGGGAGGGCGGAGCATGAAACCCGAGACGCTAGAAGCGCTCCGGGAGTTCCTCCGCGTCTCTCCCGGCATCGTCGAAACCATCGGGGACGTCGACGACGTTACCGCCGCGAACGTCCTTCACGACGTCCTAGAGACTCTCGAAACCCTGGCCCGCGCCGTTCTGGAATCGGAGGACCAATGAAACCATTGTTTCTGACGGAGTCCCGCCGCGTATACCGTCCGGACGAAGCGCCGAACGACGTCCGCGAACGTGCCGTCTCGCTCGCGTGGGAGGGCATGGAACCGGGCGAAGTGTCCGAACCCGTGTTCGGTGAGGTGAACGCAAGGGGCGAAACCTACGCGTGCGGGATCATCCCGGACGCACGCGAGCGAGGGGTTACGATCCTGCAGGACCGGCGGAACGGCCCGTTCTGGGACCTTGACCGGAACGCGGGCGTTGCCTTCACGGCGGACGTCGACGCGGTCCGGTTCGTGGCCACCCTGCCCCACATGATGACCGGGCCGGACGTCGCCCGCGCGGAGGAACTCGCGCGCACGTGGGCCGTTACCTTCCGCATGCGGCGCGCGCCGGGCCGGTGGACCGTGGCCACGGAAGCGGTATTCTACTATGAACCCACGCACGAGGACAACGACCCGGACGCGGCGGAACTCGCCCGCGTCGCGGAGGAACTCCGGGAAGTCTGGGAGGACTACGTATCGGAACTGTGCGCGGACGCGTTGCGCCAACTCCGCGCGCAGGTTGACTACCTTACGTCGTGGGAGACGATCGCGGACCGGGCGCGGGACATGAACGAAGGTTTCGACGATCGCGGCCGGTTCGTCTCCCTGGCCGATTGCGCGGAGGGCGAGACGGACGCCGAGTAGACTACGCGGGCGGACGCCCGGCCCTTCCCGGCCCTTGACGCGGAACCGCGTCAAGGGCCGTTTTCGTTCCCGGAGGCCTTCCGCGCGCCCTCCCCGGGCCCGCGCCCTCCGCCCCGTCCGGTAGGCCTACCTTCCGCCGGCCCGCGCATCCTGGCCCGCCCTAGCGCCCGCGCCGGCCCGTCCCGGAGGCCTCCGCCTGCAGGGGAGGGACCTAGGATCCGTATCGCCCACGGGACAGGGGAGGACCCTTGGCGCAGATAGCAGGGAATCCCGTTGGCCACCGTGCGCTCGATGGCATGGGACGTTCAACGCCACCGTCTCGCTCCGAGACATGGCCCGGATCGGGACGCCACGTGTCCTGATAGCAGGACATGGCCCAGCCCGAGACATGCACCATCCCGGGACTAGCATCGGGCGCGGGAGTAGCATGCCGCGTGCCAGGGTCGGCGCGGGCCGATCATCCCGTTCTGGGCCATGTCTCAACGTGACCTCCCGCCCATGGCAAGGCACGGGCAAGCCTCGTGCCAAGTGAAGCACGAGCGCTTGGCACGAGGCCTCGGCCCGCGCTGAAGCGCCCATGCCATGGGGGTTGTCTCGCTCCGGGCCATGTCTCATTTCGAGAAAAGCCCAGGCGTCCCGAAGTGAGACGCGCTGGGCGTGTGCGGAATCGGGACACTAGTGCAGCCACTTCGTGTAAAATATTACAAAAAAGTTCAGGATTTATCCGGAGCGACGGTCTAGGGCATGGGACCTGACGAGGAGGACCGCCCCGAGCCCGACGACCTGGCCCCGCCCCCGCCGCGGCCGCCGCAGCCGGCCGGTTGTGGTCGGCGGGTCGTCCCGAAGAAGATGGGCTGGCGGATCAAGAAGCTGGCGGTCGAGCACGTCCAGGCCTACGGCTGGAACACGGGCGCCGTGGCCCACCTCTGCGGCGTGACCACGCAGACGCTGAACAAGCACCTCCGAGCGGACGTCCTGTTCCGCGAGCGGATCGACGAGGCGAAGCTGCGGTTCAACCACCTCCTGGAGAAGGAGGCGATCCGCCGCGCGGTCGAGGGCGTCGAGGACTTCCGGACGGACGGCGCCGGCGGCATCATCCCGATCCGGAAGTATTCGGACTTCCTCCTGGCGAAGCTGCTCAAGGCCAACGACCCCGAGCGCTACGGCGACCGCGTCCGGGTCGAGAAGACGGTCGAGGTGCGCGCGACGCTCGGCCTCTCTGAGCTGCCCGCGGCCGCGCGCGCGAAGCTGCTCGAAGCGCTGGAGGTCGCGTTCCCCGACGCGCCGGAGGACGTGCTCCGGTTGAGCGCCCCGCCCGCCGAGGCGCAGGACGCGGACTTCGAGGTCACCGACGAGGACGAGCCCGAGGCGGAGACCACGTGAGAAACCCCTGCAGCGGGAACGTGCCGCGCCACCCCGGCTCCGAGGAGGCCTACCAGGCGCTGGTCAGGGCGCGCGAGGCCGAGGGCCGCCGCGCCCTGGTGCAGCCCGCGTCCCCGGGCGAGGTCATGGAGCGCGCGCTCCGCGACCCGGCGCGGGCGAAGCGCGAGCTCATCTCGCAGGCGTGCGCCGACGACCTCTACGAATACGTCCGCCGGGCGTGGCCGATCCTGGAGCCGGCCGTGCCCATGAAGGAGAGCCGCGCGATGCGCGCGATCTGCTCCGCGCTGCAGGCCGTGACCGAGGGCCGCATCCGGCGCCTGCTCGTGAACGTGCCGCCGGGCTTCTCGAAGTCGCTCCTGGTGAACGTCTTCTGGCCCAGCTGGGAGTGGGGCCCTCGCGGCCTGCCGCACTACCGCTACATCAACGCGTCCTACGAGCAGGGCCTGGCAACGCGCGACCTGATCCGCAGCCGCGACCTCGTCCTCTCCTCGTGGTATCAGTCGATGTGGCCGCTCTCGCTCAAGGAGGACCAGAACGAGAAGACGTTCTACGCGAACTCAAAGACCGGCTGGCGGAAGTCGACCTCGGTCGGCGGCGCGCTCATCGGATACCGCGGCGACCGGATCTGCGTCGACGACCCGCACGACGTGAAGCGCGCCGAGTCCGCGGTCGAGCTGGACATCGCGCTCCGCTGGTGGACCCAGACGCTGCCGACCCGCTTCAACGACCCGGAGCGCTCCGCGCTAGTGCTCATCATGCAGCGCCTGAACATCAACGACTGCTCGGGCCACGTGATATCGAAGACGCCCGACGGCTGGGCCAAGATAATCCTGCCGATGGAATACGAGAAGGCCCGGCACTGCAGGGTCAAGGAGATCGGCTTCGAGGACTGGCGCACCAAGGAGGGTGAGCTCCTCTGGCCCGAGATGTATCCGCGCGAGGCGGTCGACCGGCTCAAGGCGGACCTCTCGTCGCGCGGCGGCACCTACGCGGTGGCCGGCCAGCTGCAGCAGCGGCCGCGGCCGGCGGACGGCGGCCTCTTCCCGCGGCACATGGTCAGCTTCACGGACGCGGACCCGGGAGGGGGCGCGTGCGTGCGCGGGTGGGACCTCGCCGCGTCCGAGGGCCGCGGCGACTACACGGCTGGCGTCCGGATGCGCCGCGTCGGCGGCCGGGTCTACGTCCTCGACGTGCGCCGGTTCCGCGGCTCGGCCCGCATGGTCGAGCTGTCCCTGCGCGCGGCCGCGTCCCAGGACGGCGGCTCGACCATCATCTCGGTGCCGCAGGACCCGGGCCAGGCCGGCAAGTCGCAGAAGAACTACCTCGCGGCGGCGCTCGCCGGCTTCGACGTCCGCTTCTCGGCGGAGTCCGGGTCCAAGCGTGACCGCGCCCGGCCGCTCTCGGCGCAGTGGGAGGCCGGCAACGTCGTCCTGGTCCGCGGCGCGTGGAACGACGAGTTCCTGGGCGAGATGGAGCTCTTCACCGGGATCAGCGACGACCACGACGACCAGGCGGACGCCGCGAGCCGCGCGTTCGCCCAGCTGGTGGGCGCTGGCGAGGTCCCCGTGAGCCTGACGTCCGGCTACGCCGTCGAGGGCGCCGGCGCGTCGGGCTATGGTCCAGAGGCGTGACGACGCCCGTCGACCCCAGCCTCGGCGTCCAGCGGACGACGCCGGACCCGTTCCAGGTGGTCGGCGCCGCGGGCGTCGCCGTCTACTCCGGCTACCTCAACCAGGAGGAGAAGGACCCCGCGCTCGCGGGGCGCCAGCGGTTCGTCACCTACAGCGACGTCCTGGCCAACGTCGCGATCGTGGCCTCCGGCGTCCGCTACTTCCTGAACCTGATCGCCAAGGCCGAGTGGAAGGCGGTCCCCGCGGACGACTCGAAGGAGGCGCAGAAGTATGCCGACCTGACGCAGTCGATCCTCGACGACATGCGGACGCCCTGGCACAGGGTCGTCCGGAAGGCCGCGCTCTACAAGTTCTACGGCTTCTCGATCCTGGAGTGGACCGCGAAGCGGCGCCCGGACGGCGCGATCGGCTTCCTCGACGTGCAGGCGCGCAGCCAGCAGTCGATCGAGCGCTGGGACATGGCGACGGACGGCAGCGTCCTCGGCGTCGTGCAGCGCTCGCCGCAGACGCAGCAGGAGATCTACCTCCCGCGCGGGAAGGTGATCCACCTCGTCGACGACTCGATCCACGACTCGCCCGAGGGAGTCGGCCTGTTCCGGCACCTGGTGAAGGACGCGAAGGCCCTGGAGCGCTTCGAGATCCTGGAGGGCTGGGGCTACGAGACCGACCTGCGCGGCATCCCGATCGGCCGCGGCCCGCTCGCCGAGCTGGAGAAGATGGTCAAGGCCGGCACGCTCAGCGCCGACCAGGCCGCGAAGCTCCGCGCGCCGCTCGACGCGTTCATCCGGCAGCACGTCCGCAACCCGAACCTGGGCCTCCTGCTCGACTCGTCCCCGCACCGCGCGGCCGGCGAGCAGCAGACCCCGAGCCAGACGAAGCAGTGGGACGTCGAGCTCCTGAAGGGCGAGGGCTCCCCGCACCAGTTCGTGGCGGCCGCGATCGAGCGCAAGACGCGCAGCATCGCGCGCGTGCTCGGCGTCGAGCACCTCCTGCTCGGCTCGAACGACCGCGGCTCCTACGCCCTCTCGGTGGACAAGTCGCAGGCCTTCGGCATGACGGTCGAGAGCGGCCTCCGCGAGGTGCGCGAGGCCATGCGCCAGGACCTGCTCACGCCCCTCTGGGCCCTCAACGGGTGGCCCGAGGAGATGAAGCCGACGCTGAAGACCGACCAGGCGCAGTATCGCGACATCCAGCAGGTGACCGGGGCCCTCGCCGACGTGGCGAAGGCCGGCGCCCCGCTGTCCCCCGACGACGAGGCCATCGGCGAGGTCCGCGACCTCCTCGGCCTCTCCCGACCCCCGAAGGTCAACCTCACCCTCCGCGCCCAGGCCCAGGCCCAAGCGGCGGCCCGTCCCCAGAACCCCAAGAACCCCCAGCAGCAACCGCAATGACCGCCAGCAAGATCAAGGGCAAGCTCATCGCCCCGAAGCAGATCCCGACCGTCCTCGTCTCCGACGCGGGCGACGCCGACTTCACCGCGCTCCTCGGCCCCGGCTCCGACTGCCAGGTGATCCGCTACAACGTCGCCGTCGCCGCGCCCCGCACGGTGACGCTCGGCACGACCGGCGCCGTCAAGGGCCAGACCGCCCGCATCGTCCGCACGTCGGCGGCGACCGGCGCCAGCGCCGTGACCTTCGCCGGCAAGTCGATCGCCGTCAGCAACTGGGCCGAGGCCGTGTTCGACGGCAGCGCCTGGATCCTGAGCGCCTTCGGCTCCCTGTGACCTGA